TAACCCAAACAGCATACACCAGGGTGCAACTCCCTGGATGGGTTTTCCTGGCAATACCGCCAGGACACACAAGAAAAGAGGAAACAGCATGAAACAAGTAATTAGAATCGGAACAGAAGAATTTACAGTTGAAAAAGAAACCATATTGACAAAACAAGATTTTATTGATGGAAACTACCACCAAGGAAGAACTTTACAAGATTGTTACGCTAAACCATCGGGAATCAAAAAAGTAATATATGAATATTGGAAAAACTGGTCAATAGAAAATAAAGCAGAATATTTTAGCGTTGCATCTTACAATGGTTTCATGTTTACCCTAAATGGCGTAATTAAAATTGGTCAAAAGGATTATGTTTACATGATAACAAAAAGCTATAACAAGTTATATGAATTAGTATCTGACTAACCCAAACAGCATACTCCAGGGTGCAAGTCCCTGGATGGGTTTTTTCCTGGCAATCACGCCAGGACACAACAGAAAAGAGGAAAAAATTATGCAAAATCAAAAAATCGATTACTTACAATTATTCTACGGTAAAGACGCCAAGAAGTGGGAAAACGAAAATGACGACAGACGACTTTTCTCTAATATGTATTATCAAATTATACAAGCTTTAGAATCGCTTGAAGACAACGACAACGTGTACATATCTTGTGCAATGAACGTATCAATTTCCAGGGATGAAAAGGTGCTTTCTAAAATACAAAGACGCTTTAAATAACCCACAACAGCATACCCCAGGGTGCAACTCCCTGGATGGGTTTTACCTGGAATACACCAGGCAACACAAGAAAAGAGGAAAAACATGATAAAAATTAAGTTATTACACGAAAACTGGAAGAATAATGAATTTACAAAAGAGAGTATAGAACAAGAAAGTGAAAGACTTTATAACGCTTTATGGGCTTTTCACGAGAACGGTCTAATTGGTTTTGATAATTTAAAAATTGAATTACGCAAGTTAGAAAAAGCACAAGAAAAGTTTAAATAACCCAAACAGCATACTCCAGGGTGCAACTCCCTGGGTGGGTTTTCTTTCAAAGGAAAGAAGAAAGCAGGTAGAAAATGTTTATAAAAATCATCATTTTGTTTTGGTTATTACCAACGTTACAAGCACCAACATGGTGTTATGTTTTAGCGTGGTTGAGTTTTATTTGGACTTGCATTGATTATTTAGATAAAATGTCAGAAATAGGAGAACACCTATAACAAGGAAAGAAGAAAAGAGGAAAAAAGCAATGACACCTAGCGAAAAAAGAATAGTAGACGAGTTAACAAACGACTATTTCAACCGAATAACAGCAACCGAACTATACAGAACAGCTGACATAGAACAAGGTGTTTCTTGTATGGGCTCAATAGATTCTTGTGATATGTGTATTTTGGAAAAGTGCGAGTGCTTTCACCCATACCAAAAAGAACAGCTAATAATCTTGCTTGAAGAAAAGCTTGCTAGTTTGAAAGAAGACTTATAACCCAAACAGCATACTCCAGGGTGCAAGTCCCTGGATGGGTTTTCCTGGCAATCACGCCAGGCAACAACAGAAAAGAGGAAAACATGCAAAAAACAGACTGGAAACTAAAAGCAGAAATCAGAGATAAAATGTTGGTTACTTGGTTTGATTGTAGAGCGGACAGAAACGGAAATAGACCTTGTGACAACGGTGTTTATTGTGATAGATGCCACGCCGACACGGTGTTTGAAGAAAACTGTAATAGACAGTATACGGAAGAAATAAACCGCAGAGAAGAAACAGACCTGGAAAGATTGGCAAAAGCAGTAGGTGAACAGATTCTAAAAAACAAAGAGGAACAAAAGCTAAAATGCTACATACAGGAATATTTTGCTCAAGTACCACACAAGTACGAAACCATAAACAATTCACCTTTTATGTGTGCGGGTGTAAATTGTACCGACTGTATTTTTTATGCAATAGCTGATAACGACATTCTTAACCCTTGTGAGGGTGCAAAGTTTAGGAACGCAAAACTAGAACCCTGGGTTATTGACCAGGTAACAGCCTGGAAAAAAAGACAAGAAAATAAAAAGACACAAGAACAGATAGAGCGTTATTGCAATGATGATATTTTTTCAATGTTAGAAAGATGTGATAGAGCGAATAATCAAGAAGAAAGACCTAAAAAGCCAGTAGCCACAAAATATAGTTCACATATAAGTATGACATACGAAGAATACATGAACGTTCCAAGGGATATTATTGAAAAGAACCTTTCCAGGCTGTTAATGAAAGAATTAATGCAGGATGGCAAAATAATTTTTATTGAGAAAACCGAACAAGAAACCGACACCGTTATTGTTTCAGCAGAAATTATCATCATAGAAAAAGAGGAAAAATAAATGTGGAGAGAAGCAAAAATATTATCTTCCTGCGACATCGAAAGTGCAACTATTTTTACCAATATTGCAATCGAACATGGGTTCGAGTTCAAGGTGGAAGACGGTAAAATATTTATACGAGAACAACCGCAAAAAGCATTTTAATTTAATTTAAAAAAGTTGTTGACAGATTATAGGTAGTCGGTTATACTTTAAGAGTACCAGTTAACCCACACACCCACTGCTAGGCGGTAAGGCTAAAGACCTCTAACCATTCATGATGGTTTACCGCCAATAGGTAAAGCAATAAAGCTTACCACACAAGAAAAGAAAAGAGGAATTAAAATGGCAAGAAAACAAATGGTATCACGAACAATCGTAACTACAAAGGTCAATGTATTATGTGTTGACATCGTAACAGCTCAACCATCCAACAAAGAGTTGGTACTCCCAGGAGTATTCAAAACTGAAAAGAAAATGATGGACGCTGTAGGGGAAATTTTGAACAGTGAAAGTATCAAAGCGGTACACATTATTTCTAACGAAGAAGTTGAAACGCTGTACGGAATGGCAGAACAAGATTTCATCAACCACGCTGTCGTACTTGACAAAGATACAAGAAAAGAAATTGCAACCGAAGACACAGCAACCGTCAACCCAGTAGAATAAGAAAGAGAAAAGGTGATTTATTATGATGAACAAAAGACAGTTATTTAACGCAAAGAACGCAGGACTTAAAATTGAAGCAGGTATGCAGATTCAAGTTGTAAATGTGGGACAGTTCGCAGATACAGACAAAGAAGGAAAAGCGGTAACTGTAACAGCTATGGAAGACGCAAACGGTGACATTTACACCACAATTTCTGCAACAATCGGTGATAGCATGGACTTGCTGACAGATATTATCGCAGAAGAAGGAAAAGCAACCGTTCGAGTGAATGAAAGTATTTCCAACAATGGCAGAAAATTCTATCAATTACAATTAGTATAAATATAATTTAGCAGGAGGACACCAGGTACAAAAAGCCTGGTGTCCTTTTCATAACAGGGGGTGTTAGTATGGCAAGAAAGAAAGCTACAGCGAACCACATAGCGTACCAAAAAGAACGACAAAGAATACTTCAAACAATCCGCAGAGCCGAGAAAAAAGGCTACCTATTCGCAGAGGACACGATACCAAAGATACCAAAGAGAGTAACCCAAAAGGCAATTGACCGACTAAAGAGTACCAAACCAAAAGACTTATACAAGTCAGCCAGGTTCGTTGACACGGAAACAGGAGAAATTACATCCGCACTGGAACAACGAAAAGTAGAGAAAGCAAGAGCCACCAGGAAAGCAAGACAGACCAGGGAAGAAAACAAACAAAAGGTTCTAGCAGGAAAGAAAAGAGACTACCCAACTATAGATATGATAGACCTAATTAGAACCAGGTTACACGAATTAGTAAGGCTTACCGCTTACCCACAAATAGATATCGACATGAGAAAAAACGAAATGATTCGTATATTTGAGGACACGGTAACGTTTTACAGTGATAACACACCAGGTCTTGAACGGTATTTCAGACAGAATGAGGAAGAAATTTCTGACTTATTACTAACTATTTCATATGGTAGTCAAAATGAATCTATAACGATAAGTTTTATACGACTAGCCAACATTTTAAATAGGAAATCTCTTTCATTACGAGAGGCAGAGCGGTTGAGTGATATGGCAGACAACTTCAACTATACGGAATAATTGACAGGGGGTTCAACATGAAAATCAAGAAGTTTGATTATTATGTGTGTGACTTTGAAACAACGGTTTACCCTGGTCAAGTGAATACCGAAGTGTGGGCGAGTGCTTGCGTTGAATTTTTCACCGAAGATGTACAGATTTTTCATAGCATAGGGGAACAATTTGATTTTCTTAAAAATCTAAAAAGCAATGTTTGTGTTTATTTTCACAATCTAAAATTCGATGGTTCGTTTTGGCTTTCCTATCTGCTTGTTGATTTACAACTAAAGCAAGCATACACACAGCTGAATGAAGCAGGGACAGAGTTCGAATTTTTAAAAGAAAAAGATATGCCAAACAACAGTTTTAAGTATGCGATATCTGACCGTGGACAGTGGTACTCTATCACAATAAAGATAAACAACAAGTTTATTGAGATTAGAGACAGTCTAAAGCTTTTACCATTCAGTGTGAAAAAAATCGGTAAGTCGTTTGGAACAAAGCACAAAAAACTAGAAATGGACTACAAAGGTTTTCGCTATGCAGGTTGCGAAATAACAGAAGACGAGCAAGAATATATCCGCAACGATGTTTTAGTTATCAAAGAAGCATTGGAAATAATGTACACCAATGGACACGACAAGTTAACAATCGGGTCGTGTTGCCTGGCAGAATATAAAAAGCTAGTTGGTGACGATGATTTTAAAATGATGTTTCCGTCACTAACAGAGTACTTCCTGGATGATAAAAAGTACAAGTATCTCAACGCAGACAAGTATATTCGCAGGTCGTACAAGGGTGGTTGGTGTTACCTGGTAAAAGGGAAAGAGAACCAGGTGTTCCACAATGGAACAACAGCAGATGTAAACTCTTTGTACCCTAGCATGATGTCAAGCGAAAGCAAAAATCCTTACCCAATAGGTAACCCCAAATTTTGGAAAGGTGATTACCTGCCAAACGAGATTTTAAAAAACGATAGCCTATACTACTTTGTTCGAATTAAAACAAAATTTTATTTGAAGCCTGGGTATCTTCCGTTCATTCAAATTAAAGGAAACTTTTTATACAAAGGAACAGAGGCACTAGAAAGCAGTGATATTTACGACAAAGCAACAGACCAATATTACGATAAGTATTATAATACCGCAGGAGAATTAATTGATACCGCTGTAGAACTTACCTTGACCATGACAGATTTTATTCTACTGAAAGAACATTACAACCTAGTAGACTTTCGCATTTTAGACGGTTGTTATTTTTACACCGCAGTCGGGATATTTGATGATTACATAGAGAAGTACAAAAAGATAAAGCTAGAAAGTGAGGGGGCGTTGCGTGAACTAGCTAAACTTTTTTTGAATAATCTTTATGGCAAGATGGCGTCAAGCACAGACAGTTCATTCAAAGTTGCTTACGTTAACGAAAAGAAAATTGTTTCCTTTATTTCTGTTTCAGCGAATGACAAAAGTCCAGGTTTTATCGCTGTAGGTTCAGCTATCACATCCTATGCCAGGAATTTTACCATTCGAGTGGCACAACAAAACTACCACGGAAAAGACAAACCAGGTTTTATTTATGCAGACACCGACAGCATACATTGTGATATATCACCACAAGAAGTCAAAGGGATAGTTGCACACGACAAGAACTTTTGTTGTTGGAAACTTGAAAGTTGTTGGGATGACGCAACATTCACCAGGCAGAAAACATACATCGAGCACATCACACAAGAAGACTTGAAGACCGTTGAACCGTACTACAGCGTAAAGTGTGCAGGAATGCCACAGCGGTGTAAAGATTTGTTTATTCAGTCCTTTGAAGACACGCCAAACCTGGAAGACTATACCCAGGAAGAACAAACTTTCTTATCCACAAGAAGAACCATAGCAGATTTTAAACTTGGTCTTATCGTTCCTGGCAAGCTAATGCCAAAAAGAATTAGGGGTGGAATTTTACTTTGTGATTCAACGTACGAAATGAGGTGATATGATGAGAAATTTTTTCAAGAAGATGTACACAAAATGGATAAAAGGAAGATGTAGACATTGTTGTTTAACGTGTATGTTTTATAACGATTGTAAAGAAGAAAAATTTTGGTAATGAAAAAACAAGAGAGCCAACAACGTTGGGGTTCTCTTGTTTTATTTATATCTATAACCTTTGTAACAACTAAGCCGACAGCGTATCAGACAATATACATAGGAACTATCTTTCAAGTTTGCTACCCTACATATCTCAAAGCTGTAGACAAAGGCAGATACCGTATTAATAGGAGATGCATTTTAGAAGAGCCTCTTTAGACTTTAAGTCTTTGAAGCGGAAAGCACCGTGTTCAAAAAAGTACCGTAGATTCAAGATAAACATATCGTTGTTTTTCAGCATAACATAATTAATGTTGTGGTCTTCCGTTGTCACGCTGATTTTATTTGGAAAGGTCTTATCTGCTTTATCATCACAGTACAAGATACCTAATTCTCTATACTCTTTGATGGCGTAGTCAACACCGTTATATCTTACCGTTGCCAGGTAACGGACAACAGGACTTTCGGGTGTTCCGACAAAGGCAAGGCTATCATTCAAGTACACGTTTTCCGAACTGTAAGCAATGTAAGTGTTGTTCTTGAACGCACGGTTGACCCCACTTTCTTTTTGAGCCTGGCTAGCTGTTTCAATGAACCCATTTTCAAGAACGAAACCGTCACCTTTTAGAAAGTTTGTTTTGTCGCTCAGTCGGCTACTGATACCCAGTTCATTGTAATAAGGGTTGATAATACTTACTTGATTTCCTAGCATATACACAGGAACATATCTTACCTGCTCACCATTACCCCTGGCGATAGAAGTATGTATGCTTAAAAATTTTCTGATTTCGTCCGAACAATAATGATTAGTTTCACTTTGAAATTCATCAAATAAAATACAGTCTGCGTCACTAAACAGATGGGAATATTTTTTTAACTGGTCAGCACTGTTTAAGGATATTGCATATCCGCAAGGTGTTGATTCTTCTTGCGTACCGTCATTTAGCAATAGTTCGTGGAAGATACCGCTAGCTTTTCGTTTACTGGTCATGGTATATTTTGGAAAAAATAACCCCCGAATATCTTTGAAAAATTTGTCAGCTACATCGTCAAGTTCATAGTTAAATCGATACATTAAAATAAATTTTTTCTCTTGTTTAATAAAACGGTTGACCACCATACGTCCAAAATAAGTAGTCTTACCACCAGTACGATTTGTTGTACTAATAAATAGTTCGGGAGATTTCCCTTGCAGGTCTTTCATAGACAAAAGTTTTGTCCCATCATAATATTGTGTGTTCATTTTTCACCTCTTTTATTCAAATTTGAAAAGTGATCTAATTTCTAAATTCATTATATCATATTGCTTGACGCATTGCAAGAAGTATGTTAGAATTAAGAAAAAGAGAGAGGAGATAAAAGCATTGGATATTACATCATTGACACAGCTGATTACGACTGTAGGATTTCCGATTGCAATGTGCGTAGGTCTTTTGTACTATGTATCTAAACAGTCCGAAAAGCACAAAGAAGAAACAACCCAGTTTACCCAAGCGTTAAATAATAACACATTGGTATTACAACGCTTGTGTGACAAAATGGCAGTAGAAAGAGAGGAAAAGTAGAAATGGGTAACATTGCAAAAGCACTAAAGTTTATGGTAGACACCGCAAACGACAACACAAAAGGGTATGACCAAGCACATCGAAATTCACCAAACTACGACTGTTCAAGCTTATTAGGAACAGCATTGAACAAAGGTGGATTCCCAGTGGCAACGACTTCCTGGACTGGCAATCTTTTACAACAATTGCTAAACAGTGGTTTTAAACAGATTGGAATTAACGAACCTAGAATAGCAGGAGACGTATTCCTTACACCAGGTAAACACACGGTAATGTGCGTAGATGCGAACAACATTGTACACGCCTCTATCAATGAAAAAGGTTCAGTCACAGGCGGACAGTCGGGAGACCAAACAGGAAAAGAAATTTGTATCAGAGATTTCTATACCATCAAAGGCGGTTGGAAATATCACCTCAGATACCGTGTTGGAAAGACGAACGAAGAAGTGGCAAGGGAAGTTATTAAAGGAACTTGGGGAAATGGTTCAGCAAGAAAAAAGGAACTTGAAAACGCAGGTTATGACTTCAAAGCAATTCAAAAATTAGTCAACAAGATGTTAAGGGGGTAGTCCAATGTTATCCTGGATAAGTGAAGTAGGAACTGGGAACTATTTTACCACTGAAAAACAACAATTTAATGCAAAACTTTTTTACCAATTCTTTAAGGTAAAAGGCGTGACACTAGCCGCAATATGCGGAATGCTTGGTAATATTTCTTGGGAAAGCACATTGAACCCAGGAATAAAACAGGGGGAGTCAACGTATTTAGGTTGGGGATTGATACAGTGGACACCTTCTACGGTGTTAACAAACTGGTGCAACACTTACGGTTATACCTGGTATGACGGTAACGCCCAGTGCGAAAGGATTTGGTCAGAGGGTATCGAAGATAAAGGTGCAGGGGGAACTTGGATTCCAACAGCGGAATACCCTTATTCTTGGCAAGAGTTCATTCAGTTGTCTGACTTACATGAATGCGTGTTAGCATACCTAAGGGAAAGAGAACGAGCAGGGACTGAAAAACTTGAGGAAAGACTTACATATGCAAATTATTGGTATACTTTTTTTTCTGACAATCCACCACCAACCCCAGGAACAACAAAAAGAAGGCTACCCATTTACATGATGATTAATAGAAGACTATAGAGAGGAGTTAACATGGCAGTATTAAGCAAAGAAGACTTGTTGAAAAAGTTACAAGAACGATTTGGTGAAGACAGTTCCGATGAAGTACTTTCCGTGTTTGAGGATGTAGAAGACACATTCGCTAATTTTGAAAAAGGTTCGATTGAACCCGATGCAGAGAACTGGAAAGACAAGTACAACGAACTAGATACCACCTGGAGACAAAAATACAAAGACAGATTTATGAATGGGGAGACAGACCCAGGAACAGCGAAACAAGAGCAGAAAGAAAACGTCATTGAAGACGGAACAGAAAAAACTTACGAGGATTTATTCGTTGAAAGAGAGGGGTAAGAAATGGCAGTAAAACCAAAAATTGTAACGCTAACTAATTCAAGTGTAGATATCTTAAACGTAATTAGAAATAGTGCTACATCAAACTATCAAAACTATGTACCGCAAGCAACCTCAAGTGCGGACAGTATCAAAGAAATTGGGGCAATCATTATGGATAGCCCACAACTACAAAATGAGTTCTTGTCTGCATTAGTGAACAGAATTGGTCGTGTAGTTATCACGTCCAAAATGTACGAGAACCCTTGGGCAATGTTTAAAAAAGGACTACTAGAATTTGGTGAAACAATCGAAGAAATTTTTGTTAACATTGCAAAACCTTTTCAGTTTGACCCACAGGTAGCAGAAAGCACAATTTTCAAAAGAGAGATTCCCGATGTAAGAACCGCTTTTCACATCATGAACTACAAAAAGTTTTACAAAGCTACCGTTCAAAATGACCAGTTAAGACAAGCCTTTTTATCTTGGCAGGGAATTACCGATTTGATAGCTAAGATTGTAGATTCACTATACACTGGTGCAAACTATGACGAGTTTTTAACCATGAAATATATGTTAGCAAAACATATTTTAAATGGTCGTATGTATCCAATTACCGTTCCAACAGTAGTTGAAGACAACATGAAAACAATCGTTAGTACCATCAAAGGTGCGTCAAATGACTACGTATTCTTATCACCAAAATACAATATGACAGGTGTTCAAACTAACACAGAAAAGAAAGACCAATACATGCTTGTAAATTCAAAGTTTGATGCTGTCATGGATGTACAAGTTCTTGCAAGTGCATTCAACATGGACAAAGCACAGTTTTCAGGTCAACGTGTTTTGGTTGATAGTTTCGGTGCTTTAGACTTACCTAGATTAGCTATTTTATTCGCAGACGATGAAACATACACCCCATTTTCCGAAGCACAATTACTTGCTTTAGATGCAATTCCTTGTATCTTGGTAGACAAAGATTTCTTCATGATTTATGATAACTTCTTCAACTTTACTGAACAGTACAATGGTGAGGGATTATACTGGAACTATTGGTATCATGTATGGAAAACATTTAGTGTTTCACCTTTTGCAAATAACGCTTTGTTCATTCCAGGTACACCAACAGTTACAAGTGTTTCAATTTCTCCTGCTACAGCTACAGTAGTACCAGGTCAAACACTTTCAATTAGTGCAACAGTAGTGACCGATAAGTTTGCACCACAAGTTGTTGTTTGGACTTCAAACACAGATGGTGTAACCGTTAACCGTGGTGGTCTTGTAACCGTGGGTGCAGATGTTGTAGCAGGAACTATTGCAACAATTACAGCAACTTCACAATACGATGCAACAAAGAAAGACACTTGCGTGATAACTGTAGGATAGTAAAAATTAGTGGGGTAAAGAGATTTGCCCCACATTTTAAAAAGGTGGTGAACAAAAATGTACATTGAACCAAACAGCAATATAAAAATCTACCGCAACGTTCCTTTAGACAACACTTATAATCACACCTTATACTTCGGGAGTAAGTCCGAACAGAACAGTTACTTTCACGGAAACCAGGAAATAGTTGCACACAATTTAGGTGCTCAAACTTATCAAAGAGTAGTCAAAGGTAAAATGAGAATTGAAAAGAAAGCAGACAGCTTATATGATTGTTGTTATTTGGCTTTTCAAAACACCGCTTACGGTAACAAGTGGTT